GAATAGAATGTTTGCAATTCGACAAGCTCCACAACCTTTGCTCCGTGCATAATGGAAGTGGTGATGTAGATTGGGAAGTCTGCCCCTGGCCGTCGCGCCAGCAGCCGATGGACTCGAAAGCGGAGACTGTCATTAAGGCTGACAAGTTCGGGAAATGCCCAGTAGGGAATTTCAACTGCGAAAATTATGACCTTGCAAAATACACTCATGCCTTTAATGAAGGTCACGCCGCAGGCCGCGCCGATGGGGTGATGGAGTGCGTTAAAGCGGTAGCGAAACGTGCCGATGAAATTGGTGGTGAATATGGCGATGTTTTGCGAGATCAAGCCATCGCCGCGCTCGAAGGCGTGAAGGGGGAATGAAATGCCCAAGCGCACGTGCGGGAATTGCGTCAACTGTGATCGTGAATTGAAATATGCTCCCACTAAACTTGGATGGGTTGAATGTGGAGAGCATGGAAAAATTTGTTTTGAATGTTTGGAAAAATTAAATCAGATAATGACGGTAGTTAAAGATGATGCAAACCCGCGCAAGCGAAAGGAGCAATCATGACCACCACGCAAGCGATATGCGAGAGCATGGGGTGGAAATACGATGAAAGCGGTTGGGTGTTTGACAAAAACGATCATGTAATTGGTGATTGGGAGTTTGTCAAGGCACTCCAGGCGCGGCTGGTGGAGGAGGGGTGGAATATTTTTAATGCACAACTTACAGCGGCAGAGCGCAAGGAAATTGGTTTTGTAAATGAGTTTGAATGTTACGCTTCGCGTCCGGGTAAAACCCATGAATATTTAGTTTACACCGACAGCGAACCAGCCGCCATCGTCGCGCTGTACTGCAAGGTGAAAGGCATCGAGGTGGAGCATGAGTGAACTGAAGCCGTGTCCGTTTTGCGGGTCTAAAGCAACAAGAATTGTTAGGGTCGCAATAAAATATGAACGCCAAGAATGGTGGCGGGGTAAGTGCGATGGCTGTAAGTGCTATGGCTCAATCGCAGATAAAAAAGACGAGTCAATTGAATTATGGAACCGCCGCACCGAGAAGGGGGAGAAATGAAAAATAAATGCGTCCACGCTTCAGTTTGTAGGTATTGCCATTCGAGTGAAGTACTAAAAGAGGAAAATATTTGTCCCATTAACAATCAAGTTGAGTGTGAGTGGTACGCATATTTAATCAGCTCAAAAATACCTTCCGATTACAACCTCGCCCTGGACGATGCGAAGGGGGCGGTGAAGAATATAAATAAATTTGGCATCGGTAATGCTGAAATCGTTTTACTAAAAGATGATGTCATCGCCGCCATCGAGGGGCTGAGGAGGAAGGGATGAATATTCACATTGCAATTTCGGCCATTAGAGAGATCGTTTCTATTGCAGGATATGTGTTTATTTCTGCTGTATTTGGTGTTGGTTTTTTTTGGTCCGATAATTGGGAAGAACGGACTACATGTTTATTTTCTGGGATAGTAGTTATTGTTGCCTGGAGATTCTTTGTCAGGTGGATTCTATAATGACCCTGCCCAAGCGATTCAACCCGGCGCGTCCTTTGAATAAGTACCAGGTGAACCGCATCCGCAACGCCCGTCCTGAGGACCGTCGGCACTATCGCACGGTTGCCAGGGATGCGGTTGTCAATGTGCCGTTGGGCGAGCTGGCCGACTTTTATTACAGCGACAACCCATTCAGCGGGAATGACTCACTGTTGGCCGATGCTTGCTTTACCGAGGCATTGCACCGCCGCTACCTGGTGCTCATGGGGCAACCGCTGAAGGAGATCCCCGCTACGCCTGAGGGCTGGGAGCAATCGCGCATTGACAGGTTAAAGGCAAGGGTGAAGGCGCTGCACGCAGGCAATAAGATTGCTCATATGCTTGGCTGTAAGGACATGACCGTGTACCAAGTGCTGGGCGAAAATCAGTATTACACGCCGGCCAAGCGAGCGGAATGGTTGTGCAAGATCGAGGGCGCTGTCCGGCAGCTGGAAAGCGTGAACACGGGATTTTATCAGTTCATTCGCCGTATGGTACACGAGGAAGTAAGAGTATGACCCCCCTCCTCTTTGCCATCGTCCTGATAGTTTTACCCATACATTGTGACAAGTGTGTGGCTTTTGAAGCCGATGTAGCTCATGTGGTAGAGCGGATGACTTGTAATCATCAGGCGGCCGGTTCGACTCCGGCCATCGGCTCTATCGCGGATCGCATGGTAGCAACTTACCAAAAGTGCCTACTTATTGCACCGAAATTAAGGCCGGAAATTGTGATGGCCGCATTTCGCTACGGTGTGAAATATGACATCAATCCGGCATTGCTATTGGCAATCGCCTATGTCGAATCGTCATTCAACCCCCTGGCCCGTAGCCGCTCCAGCATCGGCCTGATGGGGATAAACTATAAAGTGTGGCGCAAGGAATTGTCCCTGGAGTTCAACCGCCTCTATGAAGTGAATTACAACATGGACAATGGCGCGTTCATCTTGCGGCACTATATCACCAAAAGTGGTGATGTGTGGAAAGGAGTGCATTGGTACAATTCGGGGCCGTCGGGGAAATATAACAATCGGCGGTATGTAAGTGCGGTTAAAAGAGCCTATTGGAAAATTAAAAATGATTGTTTATAGGGCGCATTGTTTAAAAACAAACAAAGATTATATTGGAGTAACAAAGCATTCTTTAAAATGGAGAATTGCCGCGCATGTAAAAGATGCTATGTGGAATAAAGATAGGCACGTTGCATTCCATTGTGCCATAAGAAAATATGGCCCCCAAAATTTTAAGTGGGAAATTATTGATACCGTAATATTTACGGAGTTAATGTTTGAGATGGAAAAATATTATATCAAAAAATTCAAATCGCTTTCCCCACTTGGGTACAACGTGACAACCGGAGGAATTGGGTTTAATGGACGGCATACCGAATCTACCAAACAAAAAATAAGAACAAAACGAATCGGAATCCCACGTTCAGAAGAAACAAAGAGAAAAATATCTAACTCAAAAAAAGGGGGGTGTTTTTCTGATAGTCACCGAATGAAGTTATCAGAGGCTCGTAGAAAGAGGAAGATGCCCCCGATGTCAGAAGATCAAAAAAGAAAATTATCAAAAGCCATTAAGGGTAAGCCGCAACGCGGGACGCCATATTGGACTGGTAAAACAAGACCACACGATACAAGATTGGCCATATCAAATAGTTTGAGCGGAGAAAAAAATCCAAATTTTGGGAAACACATGTCGAATGAAACAAAAAGAAAATTATCTGAATCACAAAAGGGTAGGGTTTTTTCAGAAGAACACAAAAGGAAACTAGTTGAAGCGTGGAAACTTCGTAGATTACGTCCCAAGGGTTCGCAAATTTTATAGAGGGATAGGAGGAGAGAGGATGAAAAAAACTTACACTGTTACGCTTGATGATTCTACGGATCAATTTCAAATCACAAGAAAAATCAAAGGGTTTAACCATTGGGAACTACTTGGCATTTTAGAGTATGAAAAGAATGTACTGGAAGTGTTTATGTTTCGAAGTGCTGATAAAAACCGGGCAAAACTAACCGCCCCAACGAGCGAGGATAGGGAATGAAAAAAATAAGATATTTGCGTATAGATCAGGTTGGTTTTATAAATTCACTAGATGGAGAAATTGATACCTTTCTTGTCAATGGGGAAATGGCCCACGTTAAATGGTTTAGACAGGGAAACAGCGAATTTAACGGCAAATATGTAATTGAAATTGGATATGAAAACATTGATGCCGCCGCCGCACAGGAGGCCAAATGAAACTCGATCAACCGGCAATGCCGACACCACCGATCATGGTTGACAATGGATGCGCCGCTGTAATACCAGATGCGGCATATCACGGCTTCACCAAGCGCGAGTACGCCGCCATCCACCTGTGCGTACCAGACAGCGGTAATGCTGACCTCGACGCCATGATCCGCAGGGCGCAGAGGGAGAGGCTGGCGGGGAAGATAGTGGCGGCCATAGTTTCGTCTACAGATCGTACATTTAATAACAACCTTGTTGCGGAAGAAGGATATGAGGTAGCCGACGCCGTTATAGCCGCGGGGGAGGGGAAGCATGAGTGAAAGATATTGCCCTTTTGGAAGAATAGAATGTTTGCAATTCGACAAGCTCCACAACCTTTGCTCCGTGCATAATGGAAGTGGTGATGTAGATTGGGAAGTCTGCCCCTGGCCGTCGCGCCAGCAGCGGATAGCAACTGAAATGAATTGGTATGGGGAAATTGACGCCTACTATGCCGGTTGCCGCGCCCAGGCGAAGGCCGATCGGGAGGCGGTGGAGAGAATAATTGATGGCTATCGCTTTGAAGGTTACGGCCCAATACGGGAAGTGTTGGACAAAATGAGAGCCGCCCTCGCCGCAGCAGAGATAAAGGAGGTTAAATAATGTCGTACCTAATCGTGATCCCGATACTGGCGTTTGCGTTCGTTCTTGGCTGGATGATCGGATACTGTTGGAAAGCAGATCATGGGGAGAGGTGAGGATGAGCAAATGCGAATTCGCTGAATTCCTGGCCAGCTTCAACATCAAGGACGATCGGCAGTACACGGTCAACGAGGTTGCCGCTATCATGGGAACCACAGCCAAGAACGTGAAATTCTGGCGGCTGGTCGGAATCAGCAACAAGGTTGGCGGGACCGTAGTGCTGGAATCGTTCGACAAGGGCGGCGTTCCGACCGTGCTCGGCCGGCACCTGAAGGAGTTCATAATGCGGCGCAACGGTGTCAAGCCGGAAAAACCGTCTTAAAGTGTCTTGATATGTAGTAGCGCACTACTGCTTTTGCGTTTATAGATAAGCGGTATGAACAGATTCAGCTCGCACAGCAAAAAGCAACTGGCAACCTGCCATCCAGCACTCAGGGAGATAATGAACCGAGCGCTGAAGGAATTTGACTTCTCTGTCGTTTGCGGTTTTCGCAACGAGGAGTCTCAGAATTATGCCTATGATAACGGGTTCAGCAAGAAGCGCTGGCCCAATTCAAAACACAACGTCAGCCCGTCTATTGCCGTTGACGTGGCCCCGTATCCCATTAACTGGAAGGATGCCGTGGCATTTTGTCAGCTGGCCAAGATCATCAAACGGATTGCAGATGAATTGATGATTGAGGTGACATGGGGTGGTGATTGGGTTCACTTTCCCGACCTGGCCCATTGGGAATTGAAATATGGAGGCCGTGACGATGAAAGCTAAAATAGGCGATAGGGTTAGGGTGATTGAAGAAAACAGTGAAACAAACGCCACTGAGGGAGTGGTTATAAAAATTCAACCCAGCGAAAAGACATTTTATTCTTTTGTTACGATCAGGCTTAATGATGGGAAATATGCCATGATTGCCGATTTTTTGTTCGATAAGAAATTTTGCCTGATCGAGGACAAATAATGGGTGAAGCAAAGCGCCGCTGTGAGGCGGGAGCAAAGCCGAAGGGCGACGGCTACAAGCGGGACCAAAGGCAGCACCGCCGCTATCGCTCCCGTATGGTCAAGCCGGCGAACGTGACGGAGAAGTGGATGCTGCGGAAGGGATTCAAAAAGAAGGATGCGGAATGAAAATACTCGGGTTTGATTATGCACTCACCTATTCCAGCGACAGCAGCTATGTGGGTGCCTGCTCTGCTGACAAGCTGCAGATTTACATTGATCCCGCCGTCCCAAAGCAGCGAAAGCTGGAAACGATCCTGCACGAAGTGATCGAGGCGGTGAATGTGCATACCAACTTGCGGCTCCAACATCGCGCCATCGTCACCCTGGCGACAGCCCTGCATCAAGCATTATCGGAGAACGGTGTCAATCTGTCACCGCTCCTGAGGGAGATCAAATGCAATTCATCAAAACCCACGGCTTGAAGATCCTGCTCGGCATCGTGGCCTTTTACCTGCTCTACCTGGGCTACGGCGTGACCCAGGACATGATCTTTGCCAAGGCTATGGCCAAGGCGAAGGCTGAGTACCAGCAAAAGGTCGACGCACTGCAAGCCAAAGCCGATAAAGCCGAGGCCGAACGGATGGCGCTGGCCGAAAAGGCCGGTCAAGAACGCGAGGAAATGCGCCTCAAGGCCGAGAACGACCGCCGCCTGCATGAAACAGCCATGGCGGCATTCAAATCGCGCACAGCGGCCGATTTGCGCCAAAAGAATGCCAAGATCGAGGAAGTGTTGGCTGAAAAGCGCAAGGATGAGATCGCCCTGGACATTGCCGGTGAGCGGATCGTCACCCTGGAAAAGGACATATCGGACATTCGCATCGCCTGGACCACCTACGATGAACAGATGACTAAGGCTCACCTCGAGGAGATTGACGCACTGAATGCCAAGTTCACCGCCTGCCAGGAGTGGAGCGCCAAGCTGGAAGCGAAGATCAAGCCCAAGCCCCTGGCGAAACTCGGGAAGGCTGCGCTGATTGTTGTGGCATTCATGGCGGGGAGAGGGAGTAAGTGAAGGAAAACAAGGCGACCTTCATGGGCCTGATTAAAAGTGTGGCCGTGAAGTCGCTCGTTTCGGGTGACAAGTCCATGCGGATCACGATTGACGTGGACAACCCGGACCAGGCGACAATCGCCGCGGTCAATCAGGTTCACTTGGCTGATAAAGCAATAGCTGTTGCGCTTGCGGAGTTGAAGGATGGGATCGGTTAAAAAAACCGAAAAAAAACCGTTGTCACCAAAGGGCGGCGGCCTTACCGGTCCGGGCCCTGGCCGCACAAAAGGTGTCAGGAATAAAAAGACATTACTGGGAATGGCAATTATTAATGACGGCCTTGAATACATTGGGGGCCAGGGTGCCATAAATGAATATCTCACAACTCCGAGCGGAAAAACTTTCTTTTTACAGGAATTGATCCGATCGATAATGAAGAACCTGTCGAATAAGCTGTCTGTTGATATCGCCGGCACCGTTGGCGTTGGCTTGACGGCTGAGGCGATAAGGAAGGCGGTTGCTGAGGTCAAGAATGACTTATGAGCGAAATAGCGGAATACCTAAGATGCGAAAAGGATATTTGCCACTTCGCTACGAAATACTGCTTAACCGAAAAAAAGCTAAGATCAAATGCGCTCAATTCAACCATCATTGAGCCGTTTCCAGATTTTCCGTATTTGCGTGAACTGCTCCTATCCCTTCATGGAGTTGGAAATACCCTTGACGAAAAGAGCCGTCAAATGCTTTGGTCATGGGCCGCAATGATCGATTCCCTTCATTGCCTGACATTCCAGAAGAGTTATAGTGAAAAAGTTCTGAGCCGCAAGGAAGAATTGGTTGATGACGGCGGGATGAACAGTACCACCGATTCCCTATTTGGGCGTTTACGCTTTATGTGGAATGGATTGCCGGCATTTTTGAGACAAGACCTGGTGTTCAATTCTTTGCGAGTCGTGAATCAAAATACAGGGTCATTCGTCAAGGGTGAATCGACAAATAAAAAGGCGACCAGGGGCGGCACTTATTCAAAGGTCAAAGCTGATGAATGGGCGTTTTGCGATAATAGTGAGAGTATATTTTCTGCCATAAAGTCAGCCTGCCCCAACAATATCAAGTTCGGCTCTACCCCCAACGGCAAGGGGAACAACTTCGCCAGGCTGCGCTTTGGCGATTCAAACGATACGGGGTTTAAAACGAACACTTGGCATTGGCGTTTGAATCCTGAGAAAACCCAGGCATGGTACGACAACGAGATCAAGGGGTTGACCAAGGAACAGGTTGCCCGGGAATACGAGATCAGTTATGAGGGCAGTGTTGAAGGACGCGTCTATTATGCCTTCGACTTCTCAAAGCAAGTTGTTGACCTGGAATACAACAAGGATCTACCACTTTTTACTGCATGGGATTTTGGCTTAGGCGATCCGACTTCAATTATATGGCTCCAGGTCAACCCCAACGGGGAAATATACGTCATTGATGAATACGAATTGAACGAGGAAGAAGCGCCGCATTTCGCCAAGATTGTCACTGGAAAATATAGCAATAAATACGAGGAGCATATCGGAGACCCGGCCGGCCAGGCAAGGGGTGTGACCAAGAAAAGCTGGATTTCCTGGCTGATGGAATTGGGGGTGTGGATTCGCACTCCATCCAACCACACCATTGATGAAAGGATCACGGCTACCAGGCGCATCATCCCGCGCCTCTACGTTTCCAAGAAGTGCACCCTGTTTCAGGACCGCATTGCCAACTATAAATTCCCGACCGATGACGAGGGGCGGCCGACAGGCGACAAGCCTATTCACAACTGGGCATCGCACATGATGACGGCATTGGAGTTTTTCGTGACATATAAATACCCGCTCAATATGGGCGGCTACATAGTAATTCCCGATGAATTCAGGAGGGGAAAATGATAAATTTATTCGCCAGCCAAGCGGCTGAGTTTGTGCTGAAGAACTATCTGAAGGCCAAGGAGGAGGATGAGAAGAAGCGCCGGGAAGCGGCGAATGACCGCCTCTCCATCTATAACGACGATTGGGATGACCTGCTTGACGAGAAGCTAAAGGACCAATTCAGCGCCAAGAACTACCCCAAGATTAAGCTGCAACTGAACACCACGCAGAACATACTCAAAAAGGTGGTGAACGAAACATCCGTCATTTACAAGGCCGCGCCCACCCGTGACTTCGGGGAGAACGAAACGCTGACGGAAATCTACGACTACCTGAAAATCGACGAGCTGATGAAGCAGGTCAACCGCTACGGCTCGCTGCTCAATGATGTCGCGCTCAGGGTTGGCTGGGAAAAGGGGGAGGGGAAGGAAAAGGGTAAGATCACCCTGAACATCCACACCCCTGGCAATACCAGCGTCATGCAGAACCCGGCGAACCCCGAGAAGGCCGATGCGGTCTACTATACCATCGAATATGCCGACAGTGAATTCAATACCGAGACGCGCCGGGTGTTCTGGAGCGCCGACGAGCATTTCCTGTTCGACGAGAAGGGCAATCCCCTGCCGCCGACCGAGGACAACCCCGACATGAAGAACCCCTATGGCGTGATTCCTTTCGTGTTCCTGCACCTGCGCCCCATCCCCGACAACTTCTGGAACCCCTCGGGCGGGTCTGACCTGGTCAGCGGCACGATGGTCACGGGCATGAAGCGGACGCTGAAGGACCATTCGTTCAAGTGGCAATCATTCAAGCAGCCGTATGTGGTGGCCGGCAACTCCGACAAGATCCCCGACGAGATGGCCTTCGACCCGACCGTCATGTGGCGGCTCATTGGGCCAGATGCGTCCGTGGGCTACCTGGACCTGCAAGCCGACCTGGCCGCCATGGATGAAACGATCAAGGCCGACATGAACGCTTTCCTGGGCACCTACGGCCTGAGCATTGATATGTTCTCGGCCTCACCAGATGCATCCAGCGGCAAGGCGCTGATGATGAAGAACCGGGGCTTGCGCGAGATCCGCGAGGAGCAGCTGCCCTATTTCCGCAACTTCGAGGCCGAGCTCTACGAGATGATTCGCACGGTGTACAACGCATACAACGGCGACGCCATCCCCGAGATCGAGTTCAAGGTCGACTTCGCCGAGATGGACATTTACATCGACCCCATGGATAAGCGCACTCAGGCCGATTGGGACTTGAAACACGGCCTGATTTCCCCGGCGCAATTCTACATGATGTTTAACCCCGACGTGACCGATGAGGACGATGCGGAGAAGGCCATCATGGAGAATTCGGCCAAGCTGAAGGATATGCAGGGTAAGGGGGTGAACCTGGCCAAGTATTTCGGCGGTGACGACGCTGAAGGAAATGTCACCGAGTAGGGGCGTCCCGTGGCTCTCCGACATCATGCCCGATCAGGCATGGAAGGGCGAGCGCTGTTTCATCATCGGCGGCGGGCCGAGCCTGACCAACTTTGATTGGGACATCCTGAAGGGTGCCGGGCGCGTCATCGCCGTCAACCGCGCCATTGAGAAAGCGCCCCAAGCTGACATCATGTTTTCGATGGACAGCCGCCTGTATCAGTGGTACCACGAGCAGCGCTACAAGATGCACCAGGAATCGCTGGACGCATACGACAGCTTCAAGGGGCTGAAGGTATGGCTGGATTCGCACTGCTACCACTTTCAGCCTGATATTTACATGGTCAGGTGGCTCGGCAGGTCGGGCGTTTCCCTGTCACTGGCGCGTGGCATTTACAGCGGGGGCAATAGTGGCTACTCAGCCCTGATGCTGGCCGTGGCGCTGGGCTGCTCCCCGATCATCTTGCTGGGCTACGACATGGGGCATGATGGCGGGAGGACGCACTGGCACAACGGCTACCCTGCCGGATCCTGCAACCCGCTGACGCGCACATGGATTCAGGTATTCGAGGACAACGCCAGGGCGATCAAGGATGCTGGAATCAAAGTGATAAACGCCAACCAAAACTCAAACATCAGGTGCTTTCCATTCGGCAAGGTTGTGGGCCATCCCCGGCGCACCGAGGCGAGCAGGAGATTCATCGTCTGCTCATTCTACACGCTGGATTACATGGAATCAGCCATGCGCCTGCGCGAACAACTGGAGAACCTGGGCCTGGACCATCACCTGCAGAAGGTCGGGCGCACTTCACTCACCTACACCGATTGGCAGCGGGAAACTTACTTCAAGGCCAACTTCGTGCGGAACATGATGAACCAGTACCCCGACAGGGATATCGTCTGGGTGGATGCCGATGCCGAGATGCGGGAGTACCCCGAGCTGTTCAACGATATGCCGGGCAACTTGGGGGCCAGGATATATCAGGGGCAAAAACTGTTGAGCGGGACGGTCTATTTCAAGAACACCCCGGAAATTCAATCACTGGTCGATGATTGGATCAATGAAAATAACCGCCCGCGGCAGGGGTTTAAATGCCAACAGGAACAGATGAATCTTCAAGCGGTTATTGAGCGGGCCAACGGTAAGATTAAGTTCGTGAACCTGCCGAAAGCATACTGCCACATTTTTGATGATCGGGAGGGGTGCGAAAATCCGGTCATTGTCCATAACCAGCACAGCAGGAAGTTCAGGGGGAAGAATGCGCCAAATTGACATCATAATTCCAAGCAGGGGCCGCCTTGAGAAGTTGCGCCGCTTGCTGGCCACGATCCCCGGCCAAGCGTTCGGCATCCGCATCGTGGTTCATGTCGCTGTTGACGGCGACCGGGTCACCTACGATGCGATCAAGGATGATCCCCAGGTTGCGGCCGTGTTTTTCGAGGGGCATCACGGCTCAGTGTTTCTCCGCAACTGGATGGCCGGGCTGTGCGCCGATGCCGTTCTGTTCGCCGTGGATGATATGGAGTTCAGGCCCGGGTCCATCGAGTCGGCCATCAGGTCCATGCGGGAAAGGTACTTTGGCGGGGATGGGGTGATAGGGTTCACCCAGGAGGGGCAGGCGCACTTTCACCCTGCCGGGGTTGTGCTTATGGGGCAAAGGTTCCTGCAGCGCTACCCTGAGAAGAAGCCGTATTTCCCTGGATACTTTCTGTTCGCCTGTCAGGAAATCACTTGGCTGGCCGATGCAATCAGGAAAGCAGAGGGCAAGGAAACATTCTACCTGGACCCCGATGCTGTCATCCTGCATAACCACCCTTGCGAGCATCCCGAGGAAATGGACCAAACGCACAGGGACGGGCGCATAAGGAAGGCCGAGGACATGGCGCTGATAAAGGACCGCCAGGCCAGGGGGCTGATATGGGGGTGGAAGTGACGGGCCATTGGGTGAGGGGCAGCGGCCGAGCGCATCATAACATGGGGCAGTACCAGGAAATATTCAGCAGCCCCATGTACGGCACGTTCAATGTGGTAACGGGGATAGACTTGGGCGATTTCAAGCCAGCCATGACCATTGACGACAAGACCCTTTGGCTGGTCAAACTGAATGGCCTATACGGCTGGGCCTTGCGCTGGAAGGGGTCAAGACAACTGTCGGGAATATGGGAGATCATTTCCCGCCAGCCGTTCCTCGATGAAATGCGCCGTGGTGAAATCGACATAGAGGTCATGGAGCCGTGGCCGCCGGACCAGGTGGCGCAATGGGACCGGGAGCATCATCAATTCCAGACCTTTCCTTGGGGCTCTGTCAAGCGGGCCGACAGTGACCTGATATGGCGTACGATCGGTGACCGGGGCGAATGGTCCGGGGCAACAGTGCTGGACATTGGCTGCAACTTCGGCTTCCACTGCCAGCAGGCGGCAAAGGCCGGGGCGATTGTCACGGGCTACGACAACAACCCCCGGGTGATCGACGCCGCCCGGCAGATCAATGACCATATCGAAATGCGGGACGTGCGCTTTGAAAATGAGGTGCCGGCCTGGGCATTCGACTATATTTTCTACTTCAGCGTTCAGCATCAATTCGACCCATCATATTCGGGGATCACACAGAAGGTCTTGGAGTTGGCGGCCAAGGCCCGGCGCAAGGTGTTTGCCGAGTTCATCATCCCGGCGCTGGTTGGGGACGTAGACGAGATCATACTGGACGCGCTGGTCAAGGGCGTTCCCCTGTTGCGCTACAAGCATAAGGTTCGCCGGGTGCGGAAAATCTACGAGATAGAGGGGCGGGCATGACCGACATAATCATTCTCACTGTTGACCATTCAACCATGACGATCGAGTGCATGGACGCCATTCGCAAGTATACGACCAACTATCAAATCATCTGGATAGACAACGGCTCGGGGGTTGGCGAATTGAACCGCGTCAAGGCGTTCTTGCAGGACAACGCCATGCCCTTTCGCCTGATCCGCAACGTCCGCAATGAGGGATTCGTGCGGGGAACAAATCAAGGCATCATGGCGTCGACCTCCGAACACCTGGTCCTGATGAACAGCGACGTTGTGGTGACGGCGGGCTGGCTTGATAAAATGCTTGACTTTCAAGGGACGCACCCGCGCACGGGGATTATCGGGGTGCTGACCGATTCAGGGACAATCCAGTGCTACCAAAGCCCGCGCATCCTGCCGATGACGGGATACTGTGGCATCGGCGATCCGGCTGAATACCACAACGCCCTGCCGCCTATGCACCGGGAAATCACTGCATCCTGCGTGCCATTCTCCTGCGTCCTGATGAACAAGGCCATGGTTCGCGTTGTGGGGTTGCTGGATGACGATTTCAGCCCTGGGTACGGTGACGATGACGATTACTGCGATCGGGCGAGGTTGGCCGGCTGGAAAACGGTCATCCTGCTGAACGTGTTCGTCTACCACAAGCACGGGGTGACGTTCAGGAGCACTTTCGACAAGGAAACGATGGACCGGCTGCGCGAACGAAACAATAAGCTGTATTGGCGCAAACACGCCGAGAGAAGGGAGCCGCATGAACTCAAAGCCTAAAGTTGCCGTTTGCGTGATTGCCTATAATCAAGAGCCATATATCGACATGGCTATTTCCAGCGTGATAAAGCAGCAGACGAAGTTCCCCTTTTGGCTGGTCATCGGGGAGGACTGCTCCACGGACGGCACGCGGGATATTATCCAGAAGTATGAGGCCATGTTTCCCAATATCGTGAAGCCTATCTACCACGAGCGAAACGTCGGCATCTACGAGAACTACCAGCGCACTTTTGCCAAGTGCCGGGAGGCTGAATATATTGCCACGCTGGACCCCGACGATTATTACGTGGCCACGAACAAACTGCAAAGCCATGTCGATATCCTTGAACAGTACCCCGACCTGTCGGCGTGTTTCAGCAATACCAAAATTGAGTATGTCGGCGTCCCCGAGCGAAAGCCGCATTACATCATGCCGCCCGAGCGTAAGCGGCAGATTTTCGGTGTGCGCGACATTTTGCGTGGGAACTTTATCGCCAACTGCTCGATCGTGTACCGCGGGACGGCCTTTCGCGGTATCCCCGAGTGGTACCCCAAAGAGCGCCGCTGCCTGGATTGGGTCACGCATATTGACGTGGCCACGAGGGGGAACATCTTCTACTTCCCCCAGGTCATGAGCGTGTACAGGTTCCTGTCGGGGAGCGATTGGAGCGGCAGGGGCGAGCTTAGGCGGCTTCAGGAAAGCATCAAGGCGCTGGAAGTCATCGACGAACATTACGAGTTTCTGCTTCACGAGGTTTGCGAAAAGACACTGACCAAATGGAGGGCGAAATGCGAGAAGTTATCAAGGGCTACCGCCTGAAGGTCAAGCTGATCGAGGATGCGGCCGGGGAGGCCGTGGAAAGGCTATTCACGCGGCCAACATTGAACGATCAGGCCCTGGCCGCCCTAAGTGGCGCGGTAGTGGCAAAGATTCGCCCACAGGTCAAGGAAGCGTTAAATGAGGGGGCAAATTTTGGGCAGTTTGTGAAATTAAAAGCGGCCGGAAAATGATTATTTACAGGGCGATAAATTTAACAAACGGAAAAACTTATATCGGCAAAACAATTACTCCTTTGTTGACCAGGAAGAAGCGTCATTTATATGATGCGAAAAAGGGTAGCGGATATTTATTTCATATGGCCATTCGGAAATATGGCGATGATGGTTTTGCGTGGGATGTGATAGATAATTGTTTATTCGCAGAATCATTGCCGGATCTAGAGCGGTATTATATAAAATTATACAACTCAAAATCACCGTTTGGGTACAATCTGACCGATGGCGGTGAAGGTTTATTTAATCCAACCGCTGACGTCAGGAATAGGATTAGTTTGTCCAATAAGGGGAAGCATAATCATTCCGCGAAAACACTCAAAAAAATATCTGCTGGAAGTAAGGGTAGAAAATTAACCGATGAGCAAAGAGAACATTTGTCAAAAATAAATCGTGGAGAAAATCATCCAAGATTTGGAAGGCATCATTCTGAAGAAACAAAGAAAAAGATGAGCGACGCGCACCGTGGCAGAAAGCACGGTCCTCTTTCCAAAGAAACAAAAATTAAACTGTCTATATCAAGCAGCCATCCGTCTGCTGAGGCGAGAGAAAAAATGTCCATTGCTGCTAGAGAATATTGGAGACAAAAGCATGAAATTGAAAGACAAATTGGAAAGTGAGCTCGGCGTCCTCGCCATGCAGATCGACGAGGCGGCCAAGATCATGCAATCCAAGTACAAGGTCAAGCTGGCCGTCATGGTCGAGCGCGGGGCTGGGGAGGCGCAGATTGACGAGTACCTGAGATCCGACGCCGGCCGCCAGGAATGGGACGCGCTAAAAAACGAGGTCAAAAGGAAAGTGGCGAATACCATCAGCCGGATTGCCGACCTGGGGTATTTTGTGGGGTTCTCAAATGGCGCTTGATCTGAATGTAGACGTTGACGATGAACTGGATAAGTACACCTGGTCCTGGCTGACCATCGGGGATGATCGGGTGTGTCCTGAGTGCGAAGCCTTCGGGCGCATGAAGCCGGCGACATATACCGAGTGGATCACTGAGCGCTCGGAGCCCGGCCGCGGGGATACCTCATGCGGGGATCGTTGCCGATGCGTCATGGTCCCGGAGGATATACTTGTTTTGGGAACCGACTTGGCTGCCAGCATAAAGCTGTCGGACCCGAAGCTGGTTATTTCAAAAAATGACACCTACGCCATGTTCGACGAGCTGGATGACTTGATTGCCAAGTACAAGCGCGTAACGGCTGGGGACGCACTGCCGGGGGAATTCTATGACATCGAAACGGTCCAGGGGCGTATTGCCTATTTGCGCCACATCTTGAAAGCGCCCACCGCGATCCCGGCAAGGCCACTTGTCATTCCATCGGCATTCGTAATTCAGGGCATCGGCAAGGTCCCCGACGGCAAGGTAGCCAAGATAAACAGAAAATGAGCGCCCGCGTCTTGTTTCGTGGCCATGCCGCCTGGGTGCGGATGAAGGACCGCATCCTGTTGGAGCTGGAGCATCCGAATTCCAGTACAACGAAAACGATTGCCGACAAGGCGTTGACCGGGATTACTACCAGGACCAAGAAAGGTATTGATGTGGCCGGCATGGAGTTCAAGCCATACTCTGAGGCATATGCTAAAAAGAAAGGGACCAAGAAAGTCAATCTGACATCAAGCGGCCGGATGCTCTCCCGGGCAGGTTTTGAATTTGAAGTGCTCTCGCAAGATGGCCGGGTGTTCATTCGCATCTACGCAGAGGGCGAGCCAAAGTACACTATTGCCAGCGTCCACAACTTTGGAATGCGGTCGGGTCGCGGTAAGGGTTTTCAAATGCCGCAACGTGAATTTTTCGGCCTCGATCAAAAGATCATAGATGAAATCATGGCCTACACCCGCGAGCGCTGGGCGCAGATATTCCGTCAAGCTGGCAACTTCTAAAGGAAAACTGTCCATAATCGTCTTAAACCGTCTGTAAACGGCGTAGCGCCCCACACCCTTTCGCCCCATCCTTGAAGCGACAGAGAACTATACCTTCAAGGAGGGTAAAGAATGGCTGACGAAAATAAGGGCGCGGCTGCTGGGCAGGACGCGTCCGCTGATGCCTCTACGGGGCAGCCCGATCCCGCAACGCAGGGTGAGGGAAATGTTGAAGGGCTCGTGGCGAAGAACAAAGAGCTTTTGGGTGAACTGAAGAAATGGCAGGCTAAAGCGAAAGCCGCAGAGAGCAAGGCCGACAAGGAAACCGAGGCCAAGCTCAAAGAGGACGGCAAGCTGAAGGAACTGCTGGACAAAAAGGAAGCTGAACTGAGCGCCCGCACGGATCGCGTCCGTAGAGCGGAACTCAAAGCAGCCGCGCTGAAATACGATCTGCTCGATGACGAGTACATCGACGTCCTGATGAAGCGGGTGGAATTCGACGAGAACGATACGCCGCAGAACCTGGACGATGTTTTCAAGGAACTGCGCGAGAAGAAGCCTTTCCTGTTCAAGCAGGACGCGAAGGAAATCCCCGGCACCGCGAACAAGGGTGCCAGCGGGTGGAAGCCTGGCGGCAAGCATTTCACCGTGAGCGAGATCAACGCCATGACCCCTGATGAGAGGGACAAGAACTGGCTCGAAATCCAACGACAGATGGGAGCCGGTCTTATCAAGTAACGAAAATCAGGAGGCTACAAAATGGCTGAAACTTTTATCCCCGACATTTGGTCACGCAGGATTCTGGATCAACTCGACAAGTACCTGGTCGCCGAGCAGATTTGCAACAATCTGTGGGAAGGCGACATCAAGCAGGCCGGCGATTCCGTGAAGATCTGGACGCCCGGCAGCATCACCGTCAAGCCCTACATCAAGGACACCGATCACGCTACCGCCGATACCACGACCGGCACCGATCAGACCATGACCATCGATCAGCAGAAGTATTTCAACTTCCAGATCGATGCGATCACCGAAGCGCAGATGCCTGTGAATGTGCTGAACGCCTACATGGACCGCGCCATTTACGCCATGCGCGACAATATCGACGCTCATGTCCTGGGCCTGTACACCGGCGTTGCCGCCGCGAACACCCAGACCCCGACCGCCGTCCTCTCCAGCTCGAACGTCTACACCGAGTGCCTGTCACTGTACCGCAAGATGACTGATGCCAAGATCGCTCTGGACGGCCGCTACCTGGTCGTCTCCCCCCGCGTCCTGGAGCAGATGAATGCCTACCTCGCCGGCCGTGCGACCTCGCTTGGCGATCAGGTGAACGTGAATGGCTATGTCGGCAAGTTCGCCGGCTTCAATATCTACGTTTCCCACAACGTCGTGGAATCGGACGAGGATATGACCGGCACCGCTTCGACCGAAGTGGTTCACAACTGCCTGGCCGGCACCACCGAGGGCATCGTCCTGGCGAAGCAGATCCCGCTTGGCACCCTGAAGATGTATGACCCCGAGCTGCGGTTCGCCAAAGCTGTCAAGGGCCTCATGGTCTACGGCAGCAAGATGCTGGACAGCGGCGCTCGCAACGGCCTGCTGCAGGCTTGGTTCACCAGCTGATAACCCATGAGCAAGCAAGGGGAGTGCATAACCATCGTTCGCAAGGACGGGAAACGTGCGGTGATTCCTTTGCAGCTTTGGGAGGACGGGCACAAGATGGACAAGGACTGGCGCATCGAGAGCAAGCCGATACTGAACACCCCTGAGGTGAAGGTAGAGCGCGTCATCATCGAGAAGCCGGTCGTGAAAGCGCCTGAGCCGGTTATATCACCGCCTGTGGTGGTGGAGCCGGTCAAGGTTCCTGTCACTGAAGCCCAGACGCCCAAGGTTGAAAAGGCCAAGCGCGTGTACCGCCGCAAGCACAAAGGCTGATGCACAGCGTAAAGCTGACCAATTCGGAAGCCCTTTTCGATTCCTCCTA